AATGGCAGACATAGATAAATCCCTTCCCAATGAAGTTCGAACTGAAATTGAATTACCAGAGGAAGAAGTAGTAGAACAAGAAGAGATTGTAGAAAAAGGTCCTGTTGAAGTAATACCAGAAGAAGATGGTGGTGCAACAATAGACTTTGAACCAGGTGCCATTAACATACCAGGCACGGAAAATCATTTTGATAATCTTGCAGATATTTTACCTGAAGATATTTTAGAACCGATTGGTAATGACATGGTGAATAATTACATGGATTACAAATCATCTAGAAAAGATTGGGAGCAAACTTATATTCAAGGTTTAGATTTATTAGGATTCAAATATGAAAATAGAACTGAACCCTTTCAAGGAGCTTCAGGTGCAACTCATCCAGTATTAGCAGAAGCAGTTACACAATTTCAAGCACAAGCATACAAAGAACTCTTACCTGCAGACGGCCCTGTTCGAACTGATATTATCGGTGTTGACAGTCCACCTGTTCAAGAGCAAGCGAACCGAGTTAAAGATTATATGAATTATATATTGATGGATCAAATGCAAGAATACGAACCTGAGTTCGATCAAATGTTGTTCCATTTACCATTAGCAGGATCTACTTTTAAAAAAGTTTATTATGATCAGCTATTGGGTAGAGCAGTGAGTAAATTTATTCCTGCTGAGGATTTGATTGTTCCGTACACGGCTACCTCATTAGACGATGCGGAATCAATCATCCATGTTTTAAAAGTTTCTGAAAATGATTTAAGAAAACAACAAGTGAATGGTTTTTATTCAGACGTTGACCTTGGACCACCGAACACGGATCAAAAAGATGAACTCGAACAAAAAGAACGAGAGCTTTCTGGTACAAGAAAAACTGGCAAACAAGATGATGTTTATACTTTGTTAGAGTGTCATGTAAATTTAGACTTAGAAGGTTTTGAAGATGTTGGCCCTGACGGTGAACAAACAGGAATTAAATTACCTTACATCGTAACGGTTGAAGAAGGTTCAAGACAAGTTTTATCTATTAAAAGAAATTATGCACCAGAAGATATTAAGAAACAAAAGATACAATACTTTGTTCACTTTAAATTTTTACCTGGTCTAGGTTTCTATGGTTTTGGTTTAATCCATATGATTGGTGGCTTAAGTAGAACTGCAACTTCTGCATTAAGACAATTACTCGATGCGGGAACATTATCAAACTTACCCGCTGGATTTAAACAAAGAGGAGTTAGAGTTAGAGATGAAGCTTCTCCAATTCAACCTGGTGAATTTAAAGATGTGGATGCTCCAGGTGGTTCATTAAGAGATGCATTCTTTCCATTACCTTACAAGGAACCTTCTCAGACACTGTTGCAATTAATGGGAATTGTTGTAGGGGCTGGACAAAGATTTGCCGCTATCGCTGATATGCAAGTCGGAGATGGAAATCAACAAGCAGCCGTTGGTACTACAATTGCATTATTAGAACGTGGTTCAAGAGTCATGTCTGCAATTCATAAACGATTGTTTGCAGCAATGAAAAAAGAATTTAAATTACTTGGAAAAGTTATTGCTCAATACTTACCTCCTGAATATCCATATGACGTGGTCGGTGGTGCAAGAACTATTAAGCAAGTAGATTTCGATGATAGAATTGATATCGTTCCTGTTGCAGATCCAAATATATTTTCAACATCACAAAGAATTACAATGGCACAAACTGAATTACAATTAGCTCAGTCTAATCCACAAATTCACAATCTATATAATGCGTATCGAAAAATGTATGAAGCAATTGGAGTTAAAGATATAAATAAAATTCTTCCTCCACCTGCTCCAATACAACCTGTAGATCCAAGTGTTGAGCATATTAATGCATTATCAGGAAAACCTTTTCAAGCATTTCCAAATCAAGATCACAGAGCACATATCACAGCGCATTTAAACTTTATGTCAACGAATATGGTTAGAAATAATCCTATGATGATGGCTGCAATTCAAAAAAACATTTTAGAACACATAAGTTTAATGGCTCAAGAACAAGTTCAATTAGAATTTAGAGAGCAAATGATGCAAATGCAGATGTTACAACAACAAGCACCAACGAATCCACAAGCTGCACAACAACTTCAACAGCTTTCACTAGTGATTGAAGCTAGAAAAGCAGTGTTGATTGCTGAAATGACAGAAGATTATATGAAGGAAGAGAAGAAAATTACTTCTCAATTTGATTCAGACCCACTATTGAAATTGAAATCTAGAGAAGTTGATCTTCGAGCAATGGAAAATGAGCGTAAAAAACAAAATGATGAAGCTCAACAAGAGATTGCAAGAGCAAGATTGCTACAACAAAAAGATATTTCAGAAGATAAGCTAGAACAAAATGAAGATTTAGCAAAATTAAGAGCTGGAGTCTCACTTGCAAAGTCTGGAGTTCAACAAGCAAACATTATGATGGAGGATGACTAATGCCAATGACCACTAAAGGGAAGAAAATCATGAAATCTATGAAAAAACAGTACGGAAAAAAGAAGGGTGAAAAGATTTTCTATGCATCTAAAAATAAAGGTGTTATAAAAGGAGTAGAAAAGGGTAAAAAATAATATGATAAACTATAAAAAACAAAAAATGATAGACATTCCTAGTCAGAATGTAGAAATTGATCCAAGATCTAAGACTACAGCTGACAAAGCGTTCAATGGTTTACCAACTGGTGACAAAGAACAAGTCAGAGGTCAAAGAAGAATGCTATCTGATAAGAAAAGAAAAGCTACTTGGTACTAGTATGTGGTTCAGCGCTATTAAATTAGCCGCTCAAGCTGGCTCTCACATATTTAAAAACCGCCAAAGAACTAAAATGCTTATGGCGGACGCACAAATGCGTCATGCTGAAAAGATGGCAAACGGTGAGGCGGAATATCAGGGCAAATTATTAGAATCAAGAAATTCCGACTGGAAAGACGAATTCATTTTATTATTGCTTTCGGCTCCAATTGCGTTATTATCATGGGCAGTGTTTTCGGATGACCCGAGTGCTATGGAAAAAATGAAATTGTTCTTTGAATATTTTTCACAACTTCCATTTTGGTACCAAACAATTTTTGTAGGTGTCATTGCAAGCGTGTACGGACTTAAAGCAACTGACTTAATTAAAAGGAAATAAAATGGCAAACAGATTATACAATAAACAAGTCACACCTAAAGGTTATAAATCTGGTGGAAAAGTTATGGATTCTGCAAGAGATGCAGTTAAAAGATTTAGAACTAAAGCAGCTTCTGAAGCAATGAAAAGAAAACCTACTTTTTCTGGTTCATCTACAAAAGATATTTTTAAAAGTTATGGTAAGTATGACGGTAAACCAATTGAATTAAAAGATGGTGGTAGAACTAAAAAAATGACTGAATCTCAAAAGCAAGCTGCTAAAGATGCTCCTGAAAAAGTTAAAAGTTTTGTTAAAGGTTTTCTTAAAAGATCTCCTTTAAATATTAAAGGTGCCATTGAAGGTTATGCAGGTTTAGCTAAAGATATAAAAAATCGTATGGGTAAAAAAATTGGTGGAAGAATTGAAAAAGTTCCAGGTGGATATTCAAAAGAAGGTTCTGGAAGAATAAGTGACAAAGGACTTAAAGGTAGATCACCTACTGAAGCTTTTAAACAAAAAGAAATGTTTAAATCGAACTCAAATAATATGAGAGTTAAAAAAGCTATGGGTGGATCTTTAAAACCTGTGGACAAAAATAAAAATCCAGGTCTTGCAAAACTTCCAACTCAAGTTAGAAATAAAATGGGCTTTATGAAAAAAGGAGGCAAAGTAAAATAATGGCAAACAGATTATACAACAAACAAGTTAATCCTAAAGGATATAAAAGAGGTGGGATTATAAAAAGAACTCTAGGAAATATTAGAAAAAAAATTGTTCCAACTTTTGGTGAACAATTTTCAAAAGCTAAAAAAGAAGGTAAGAAAACTTTTACGTCTACTAGAGATGATAAGACTAAAGGTAAATTAGAATATTCTACAAAGACAGCAGCAGAAGTTAAAAAAGAACAACAAAGAATGTCTAATCAAGAAAGAGCTCGTGTTGGAGATACTAGTAAACAACTTTCTGAAAAAGGTGCAGCATTTAAACTTGCTAGAAAAATGGGTAAAGATACTTTTACTCACAAAGGTAAAAAATATTCAACACTTTTAAAAGGTGAAAAGCCAAATAAAATAATGCCAGAACTTTCTGGTAAGACTTCAGAAAAAATAAAGAAATTTGTAGGAGCGTAATATGGCTAAACTCTGTGCAAGAGGAAAAGCTGCTGCTAAAAGAAAGTTTAAAGTATACCCATCTGCTTATGCTAATATGTATGCATCAGCTGTTTGTTCAGGCAAAGTAACACCAGGTGGCAAAAGACAAAAGAAAGCTAGTGGTGGACTTTGTACAAAAGGCATGGGTAGAGCATACGGAAAAAATTCATAATGGCTCAAGGAGGATTACGTAAATGGGTAAAAGAGAAATGGGTGGACATAGGAGCTCCGAAGAAGAACGGGAAATATCAACCGTGCGGAAGATCGAAGGGGAGCAAAAGAGCATATCCAAAGT